AGCGGCCAAAAACGAATCGGCCATGTTCAGCGTGAAACAAGTTGCCAAAAGGCCCCCCTTTGTTTTAAAAAGGCAACTTGCAAAAAATTTTTTGCAAATTTTTTTCGAACGGACCTGTATGACCCAGACCGCCGCGCCGCAAGATGTAGAAGCTGAGCGCCTAAAACTTGAACTTCGATTAACGCTGCTTGAAGCACAAGAGCGAGCGCAAACTAACTTTCTTGATTTCGTGCGTTACGTCTGGCCGGGTGCAATCCTGTCCAGCCACCACGAGAAGATGGCCGCGGCATTTGACCGCATAGCCAACGGAACGCTAAAGCGTCTCATTATCAACATGCCGCCGCGGCACACGAAGTCTGAGTTCGCAAGCTATCTCCTGCCTGCGTTCATCATGGGCCGTAAATCGACGACCAAGATCATTCAGGCTACCCACACGGGCGAGCTTGCCGTGCGCTTTGGCCGGAAAGTCCGTGATCTCATGGCCGCGGAAAGTTATCGGGAGTTATTTCCAGAGGTCTTCCTGAAACAGGACTCCAAGGCCGCCGGCCGTTGGGACACGAGCGACGGCGGGGAATACTTCGCTGTCGGTGTGGGCGGTGCGATGACCGGTCGCGGTGCGGACCTCTTGATCATTGACGACCCACACTCGGAACAAGACGCGTTATCGGACCTGGCGCTAGACAACGCCTGGGAGTGGTACAGCTCTGGACCGCGCTCTCGACTGCAGCCAGGCGGAGCGGTAGTCGTGGTCATGACCCGTTGGGGAACAAAAGATCTGACCGCCCGCTTAATCAAGGCCCAGGCCAGCCACAAGGCGGACCGCTGGGAAATAATCGAGTTCCCTGCCATCCTGCCTAGTGGTAATCCCCTATGGCCAAGCTTCTGGAAACTTGAAGAACTCCTGGCCGTCAAGGCGTCGCTGTCACCACAAAAGTGGAACGCCATGTACCAGCAGCAGCCGACCAACGACGAAGGGGCGATTTTAAAGCGCGAGTGGTGGCAGATCTGGGAGCATGAATACACGCCCAGGGTTGACTACATCATCCAATCGTACGATACCGCGTACTCTAAAAAGGAGACGGCTGACTTCTCTGTCATCACGACCTGGGGTGTTTTCTACCCAAAGGAGGATGTCGGACCAAGCATCATCCTCCTTGCTGTCAAAAAGGGTAGGTGGGATTTCCCGGAGCTTAAACGGATTGCCAAGGAAGAGCACGACTACTGGAAGCCAGACAACGTCTTGATCGAGGCAAAAGCTACCGGTATTACGCTGCAGCAAGAACTGCGTCGCATGGGGATCCCCGTCACGTTGTACTCGCCGGGTGGAAGGCGGTCCGGGCAGGACAAGGTATCAAGGGCGAACTCTGTTGCCCCAATCCTAGAGGCCGGGATGGTCTGGGCCCCGGACACCGATTGGGCAATGGATCTGATCGAGGAGTGTGCGGCGTTTCCAAACGGGGACAACGACGACCTTGTGGACTCGACGACTCAGGCCTTGATGCGGTTTCGTGCAGGGAACTTCATCAGCCTTGACACGGACTACGAGGACGACCGCTCGTCATCCGAGGGCCTTGTGCCAGAGTACTATTGAGGACTAGAATCCAATAACTTTTCCTCATGGGGTCTTAATGGACCAAGCCTCATCTCCTGAGTACGATCGTGATCTTCCTGCGGAGGATCGTGATCGTCTATTCAAGGAGCAGTACGCAAGAGCATTAGCTGACATGCGTTACGGCATGGGTCCGTTGTCCGTGGCCCCTGTTTTTTCACCCGATGCCAGTGGCGCTAAGGTCTCTGCCAACGTGGCAGGCGTGGAGCCGTATGTTGTGATTGACCCGAGCACGGGCCGACCAATCGTTGTCGAGCAAGGTGTGACGTATGGCTCTGGCACACCGGAGTCTGGCTATCAGCTGCGGTACTCAAAAAACGAGCGCACCGGTCAGCCTGTTTACTCCGGCGCTTATCGCAGAAGGCTTGACCGCGACTCAGAGATCACGGCTCAAGGATCATATGTGCCGATGCCGGGACGCGATGCGTACCAGGCCATGCTGCAATACCGCAAACGTTTTGCTGAAGGTGGCGAAGCAAAGACCGACGACGACCCGATTAGAAAGCTTTACCGCGAGACCCTTGCACGCGAAGCTGACACAGGCGGGCTGGAGTACTGGAGAAAGGAATTTGGCCCGGAGGTAGACGTTGCCGAGAGGATGCGGTTTATCGAAGGAGCGCAGCCAGAAGTACAAAAGCGCATGGCAGCGGGCGATACGACACTGCCGGCTTACATGAGGGTTGCGCCTGAGGTGCGCAGCGCGCTGCAGTCAACGGACGTTACGACAGAAGAATACAAAAGGCTGGCTAATTACTTTGGCAACCAGTGGATTGCTGGAGAGGCCGAGGACCCCGCATCACTGACCAGGCGCGATTACATCGAGCGGCCGCGAAGCGGGTACGATCTTGCGACGTTTCTTGCATCGCGAAGCCAGCAACACGGAGCACAGCCCGACACAAACCAGCGGTTATTGGACCTTGTCGCACCGTACACGAACTATGCGCTACAGACGCCTGCCGAGGTGGTGTACACGGGAGGCGAAGGTAACGAATTTGGATATAGGGTAACGAACCCAATAACCGGACAACAGGAAATCGCGTACCGCTCAGGACCTCTTGGGCCTACTGGCGAAAACATCTACCGCACGAGCTACGGCGTGCATCACAGCAGCATCGGGGACCCCGACCGCACACGCTATGCAGTTGGACTGGACTACACGGTTGACCCTGCCACGGGCCAAGCCACACTGACCTCTCCTTACCTAGAGGGCTACCAGGAACGCAGGCGCAATAACGCATTTCCGATTGCGGCCCTCGCGACGATGGGGGGCATGGCAATGTTCCCTGGCTTTAGTTTGCAGAACATAGGCAGCCGCGGCCTTTTAAGTTTGGGCGCTCAGGGAGTAAGTAGGATGGCCCAGGGCGGCGAGGTAACAGACTTTGTAAAGCGACAGGCAGGTAGCCCTGAAGAAGGAGAAGCAGCCGCTGAGAGTCGCTACGACATGGCTAACAATAGGCTACGCGGCTTAAACGAAGAGCTACAAGATAAAATTGAAATGTATCGCCAGGGCCAAATTACCGCTAAGGACTTGCAGGAGTTTTTCCCTGGCTACAGTACGTTTGACCTAGACCGGATGTTTGGCACCACTGACACTGACCTGCCAAGGCATCCCAATATGGCTCAGCCTAGACTCACGCCAAAGTTTTTGGCTGATGCCCTAAACCTAGAAGACATCCTGAAGAAAGAAACTGAAACACAGCTCAGGGAAGGCAGAAAGCATCCATTTCTGTTACGCAAGGATATGCCACCAGGCTGGGAAACCAACATGGCCCAGGGCGGCGAGGTAACAAACTTTGTAAAGCGCCGATCAGGCAGCCCCGAGGAGGGCGAGGTCGCAGAGCAGATGACTGTTGGAACGCGGCTCACGGACCAGGAAATGCAGCAGCCTTCTGTGTCGAGAGAGGCGTTCGAGAAGTTTAAAGCCACGGCACCTGCTGTGTTGGGGATGATTCCTCAGGCAGCCAATATGGTTGCGGGCAACATCCTTCAAGGCATAACCGACCCTAAAGCACACGCCAAACGTTCTTTGGAAAACATCGCAAAGCAGCTACGAGAAAACCCGGAGGAGTTCGTTATGAACTGGACCGGTGGAGGCCTGGGAGGCGTGCTTAAGCCAAAGGGTGGCGTGTTCCCGAAAGCGGGTACTGGGTCAGGGATAGATAATTATTTAAACCGTGTTGAAGAGATGGTCGGCCGTGAGGCGCAAGACTTGACCGTCGGTCAAATTAAAACCCTTAATGAGTTCATTAGGGACAAGGGCCGTAAGTATCTAACCAGTACCTACACATCCGGAAGCGACCCACTTAAAGAAGCGCTCTTGGAAGGGCGCATGCCTGCGCTTGGAACTGATGCAAAAAACTTTAGGGACTACATGTTGCAGGCTGTCCGTGAAGGTAATCCTAATGCGTTGGAAGATTTTGAGAGGATGTATGACACCAAGTCTGGACTTGGACAGTTTGTAGTTACGCCTTCTAACTATGAGCAAGCTGCAAAGATAAGAGTCGATGCCTCCCGTCAGATGTTGGACAAGATCGCAAAAGAAGGTGTTCCAGAAAATCTTGTAACTGAGCCGTTTGTCAGACGCGTTGAAATAGAAGATATGTTCAAGGATTATTCTCCTGAATATCAAAAAGACCTGGCAAGAAACCTGTTGAATCAGGAACTTGGCATGGCTCGTCCTGTTGACGTGGTAGACGAAACCTTGATCAGGGCGGCTCGTGAGGGAGAGGTTTTCTACGACCTACCATCAACCCCGTCCTTAGACTTTCTTGATCCCAAAAACCTGGCCAAAAGCCTTTCCACGCTAAATCCTGACAAGCTCGCAAAAATGAGCTTTCCGGAGGCCGTGATCCAAGGAACAAAAAACACGAGGCTTCAACGTGACTGGGACGAGGTCATCAAGAAGGTAGAAAACAATAAGAGCGTGCCTAAGGAAATGTTTGACATAGGCACAGAGACATTTAGACCCATGGGCGAAGATAAGTGGGTCCGGCTAACCACTCCGCAGGCAGTTCAGCTTGAAGGCGCCGCAATGCACCATTCTGTTGGCGGCTATGCCAAGAAGGGCAACTACGGCGAAGGTGGCAGTGAGGCGTTGGCCTCGGGCCGCGCACAGGTATTCTCTCTTCGAGGCCCGGATAATCGGCCGAGGGTTACAATCGAAGCGCGCAAGAACGATGACGGCACCCTTTTTGTAAAACAAGTTAAAGGTAATTTCAATGGACTTCCTGACCCCGCGGATCAGGAGATAATTGTCCAGTTCTTGAAAGACCTACCTATTGATAAGATTCAGCCCGAACGCTATACACGAACTATAACCGGTGAAGAATTAGAAGAAGCAACCAGGATAGACTGGTCAGAGAGGGCCGGTTTTGGCGCAAGGAGCATTTTTTAATGTATAAAGGCGCACATTATGCCCATTGACAGAGCACTAAACGAAATGCCGTCGGAATCCGATCTCAAGGTGGAGATCGAAGCCCCTGACATGCCTGAGATCGAGGTCGTGTTGGAAGACGATGGCAGCGCCACGGTAGAGATCGGCGAGGACGAGGCCAACGAAGTAGGATTTTACGACAACCTGGCAGAGGTTATCGACCTTGACGAAAGGCAGAGTATCGCCCTGGAACTACAGGCGCTCTTTGAGGCAGACAAGTCTAGCCGCCAAGACTGGGAAATGATGTACGCCAAGGGCCTAGAACTCTTGGGCCTGAAGATCGAGGAGCGGACCAAACCCTTCCGCGGTGCAGCAGGAGCGGTTCACCCCATGCTGACCGAAGCAATTATCCAGTTCCAGGCTCAGGCATTAAAAGAGCTAATGCCCGCGGGAGGACCGGTACGGACGCAAATCGTCGGAAAAGAGACGTTGGAAAAGGCCCAGCAGGCTGCGCGCGTGCAGGACTTTATGAATTACCAGATTACGACGGTGATGAAGGAGTACACACCGGAGTTTGACCAGCTGCTTTTCTACACCGGCTATGGCGGATCGACCTTTAAGAAGGTTTACTACGACGCCCAGGTAGGCCGGATGGTGTCAAAGCTCTGCTTGGCCGACGACGTGTTCATCCCGTACTACGGTTCAAGCGTCATGAGCGAGTGTCCGCGTATTACGCACCGTATTGCGATGGACCAAAACGACTTTCGCAAGCGTGTTGTGGCCGGGGAGTACCTGGATTTAGAGGTAGAACCCTCGGAAACGCCTGCTGACGCAAGCCAAATCACCTATTCCATCGACAAACAGACGGGCGTGGTCGAAACCGGCGCGCCAGAAGAGATCTTTTTGCTGGAATTTCAGGTAAATCTGGACATTCCGGGCTTTGAGGACATCGGGGAAGACGGCGAACCCACAGGAATTAAGCTTCCGTACGTCGTAACGATCGACGAAACCAGCGGAAAAGTGCTGGCAATCCGCAGAAACTGGATCGAGGGCGACGAAAAGTGCTGCCGGCGCGAGTATTTCGTGCATTACATCCTTGTCGAGGGCCTTGGGGCGTACGGCTTGGGCTTTGTACACCTAATCGGCGGCCTTTCTAAGACCGCAACCATGGCAATGCGTCAGCTTTTGGACGCAGGAACGCTCAATAATCTGCCGGCGGGCTTTAAAGCCAAGGGCGCGCGGATCTCGGACGACGATAATCCAATCCAGCCGGGCGAATGGCGCGACATGGACGCAGGCGGAGCGGAACTTTCTGCTTCATTAATGCCGCTGCCGTACAAAGAGCCGTCACAAACACTCTTTCAGCTGCTCGGATTTACGATTGACGCGGGCAAACGCCTGGCAAGCATTGCGGACATGCAGGTTGGCGACGCCAACCAGATGGCTGCAGTCGGAACGACGCTGGCATTGCTTGAGCGTGGCTCGATGGTCATGTCGGCCATCCACAAACGCCTGCACTACGCTCAAAAACTAGAGTTTGAAATGCTTGCCAAGGGCTTTGGCGAGTATCTACCAGACGAGTATCCCTATTCAGTACCGGGCGCAGACCGGTCCATTAAGAAAAAAGACTTTGATGACCTTGTCGCAGTCCTGCCTGTCGCTGATCCCAACATTTTCTCGACAGCACAGCGCATTACCCTTGCTCAGACGCAACTGCAACTCGCGCAGAGCGCACCGCAGATGCACAATTTGTATGAGGCTTATTACCGGGTCTATCAGGCAATGAACGTACGGGACATCGACGGCATTTTGCGGCCGCAGTCCAACCAGATGCCTAAGGATCCGGCAAGCGAGAACGCCGACGTGATGGACGGAATGCAACTGAAGGCCTTTGCCGGCCAGCAGCATGACGCTCACATCGTAAATCACCTGATGATGGGCCTGTCCCCTATGATCCAGGCCAATCCCATGGCCGCGATGGAGCTGCAAAAGCACATCCTGTCTCATGTAAGGCTAAAGTCAGAGGAGGCTGTCGAGGCAGAACTCTTTATGGCCTATGGCACTGACCCAGACCGCATGGTTTCGGCTATCCAGAAAGAAGGCATGGTTGCCATCAAGTGCGCTCAGTTCATGCAAGAGGTTCGCGACATGCAGAACCAGCTCATGGGCGGTGGTCAGCCGGACCCGATCGTTGCACTGAAGGCGCAAGAGCTGCAGCAGCGTGCGATGAAGGACCAGGCAGATGTTGCTGCAGAGCAACAGCAGCAGCAGATCGATCGCGAGAAGATTGCTGCGAACATGCAGGCCAACCAGGCACGGATCGCGTCTCAGGAAGGTATCGCCGAGCTTCGGGCAAACGTGGCCCGCGAGCGCGCAGACATGATGTTACTAAGCCAACAACGGAGAAATCGAAATGCCGCTTAAAAAAGGCTCAAGCCAAAAGACCATCTCTGGAAATATCGGGGAGATGGTTCGCAAATACAAGGAAACCGGGTCGATTGGAACTAGCAAGCCCCAGAGCAAGGGAAAGGCCGTAAAGCAGGCAGTGGCCATTGCCTTGAGCACGGCGGGTAAGTCCAATAAGCCCAAGGGAATGAAAAAAGGTGGCAAGGTGCAAGGCCCAGTAATGGAAGTCTTGCGCAAGGATGCCAAGGTTAAAACCAAAATTTACTAGGAGCTAGTCATGCCCGCTACGTATCGCCGCCCGTCGGCAAGGGAAAAAGGAAAGCTTGAGAAGTCGCGCAAGATGATGGAGCGCGGCATCGAGGGCGAAAAAGACTTCTTGTCAAAGATCTCGACTACCATGGCCAAAGCAGCCCGTGATGATCAAAAGCTTGCTAAGGAAATGTACTATTCGGTCCCTGAAGAAGCCCGCGAAGGCGAGGCCTATGAGTACGCCGGTTATAAACACGGCGGCGAAGTGAAAGTACGGGGCCAGGGCGCCGTGATGAAGTCAAAAAAGTGTAAAGTCTATTGATTTGTAAGCCTTTCAGACGGTGGCTAAAACCGTCTGCTATCCCATGGAATTAAACCATGCTTGAATTTGCAGAAGCCGTACTAAAAGAAATTAGAAAACTGCAACAAGACTCTGAGGCACTGGTGCTCAACGGCACCGTGTCGGACATGGAGCGGTATCGCTTCCTTATGGGTCGTCTGGAAGGCTTAAAAATAATTGAGGCATCGGTTCGCGATCTCGTGAAGCGATTTCAAAAAAATGATTTTTAACCCTAAAGGAGAGTCCCTTGGAAGCTGAAGCAGTGGAAAAACCATTAACTGCGTTAGAGCGCAAATGGCAAGAGGAGCAGGCCGCAAGAGGCCCGAGCCTGGATGACGCCTTTGACTCTGATGGCAATCTGAACCCCGAAAAGCTGGAAGGCGGGATTTTGGACCGCATTCCGAGGCCGACTGGGTGGCGGATCGCGATCCTTCCCTACCGTGGGTCGGAAAAAACCAAAGGTGGCATTGTGCTTGCCGAGGAAACGCAGAAAAAGACGCAACTAGGCACGATTTGTGGCTACGTACTGCGTGTGGGCGACCTAGCTTACAAGGATGAATCCAAATTCCCCAACGG